ACTTGCCACTAGAGCGAGAGCAGTTAAGGCATCAAGATTAGAAGGAGACTTAGATTGAGTAGTAGTTGTAGGTGTAGGCGCACCCCCTAATGCTGCAATTAGATTATTAATTCTTTGCTGATTAGCTTGATTTGATGCTGCTACACTTTGCGCTGGTCTATCAAGCAATGCTTGATTTAATGCTCTTTGCTCAGTTCCAACTCCTGACAATGCACCAAACAATCCCAAATCAGCACTGACCAAAGAGGGAGTCATACCTATAGCAGACATTTTTCTTGAAGCATCTGATTCAAGTGCATTAGCTAATGTAGGCGCAACACCTGAAGCAATGCCTTCACCAATGGCTGTTCCAAAGGCATCAGAGCCTAATCTACCACCAGCGGAGTACTGCGATGTAATGTTATTTACAGTGTTTGATATTGTGTCATCCAACACTCTTTGCAGAGGGTCAGAGACATTAAACTGTCCAGTAACAATATCATCCAATGCTGTCTTTGCCGTTCCTAAAGGGTTACTTGTGGCAAGATTGGTTATTAGGTTTTGTGATGTTGTTTGCGTTGGCGTAAATCCAGCAACTTGAGGCACAATGTTTGAGCTTGGTCTGAAATTTTCAACTTCGCCAAATACTTGTCTTACTTGATCTTGAATAAATCCTGGAATATCTTGGCTTGTTGTCGTGACTGTGTTACCACCTTTTCCCATTTTATAAGTCCTTATGATAAGTTATATGAGCCGGATACCATCCGAATTTGTTTATAAATCTATCCCACGCCTTACGACCAAAGCCTTCCATGTGGATACATTTGTTATGTCTAGCGTGTGTCTCAAGAGTTGATAGAACCAACTCAATCCATTCTTTCATGCGTCCACCGCCCACAAAGTCTAACGCCATAGCGTAGCCCTTTGGATAGAAGACCATTCGTGTTGTTACAACGGCAATCACCTTATCCTCTTCCTCAACCGTCCACACAAGGTATGCCCCTTGTTTACTTGCCGTATATACGTCCTCGATGTCTATTTTACGAGGTGATAAGCATACAGCCTTGTTGAGTATAGGTTTGATGTATTGCCATTTCTCATCCAGATATTCCACTGGAACAGGCAAAAATTTCATCCCAAAACTACATACATAAAGTTTCTGTCCGTTTGTCCGTTGTTCGCGTGTGTTACAACGAAATTCTGTTTATTTCGTGCAGATATAAATATTGTGCCGTTGCCTACTTCTGCGGACGCATTGGCAGACAATGGGCTATATAAAATTATGCTATCACTACTAGCCCTTAAATCTGTGACTGTAGTTGTTGTGGTACTTGCCGTTAACGTAAAAGACCCAGTAGAGTTTAGCTTGCCTTCGAGCAGTAAATTTACGGCACTGCTAACCTCTCTAGGCGTTCCCCCAGCTTGAGGTAGGCGCAGAAAGTTGAAATTAGCCATTAACGTCTTCCCAGACTGGCTGTCTCAACATCTACTCCTAGAGCATAACGCCAAGTACCACCACTAGCATTTACCCGTACTCTGTGATAGCGACCATTACTTCTGACGGGTACAAAGTTATCAGTGTTCAAATTGGCAGTCGCAGTGAACGAAACAGTGTCTATCTGTCGAGAACGAGACCCCACTTGTACAGTGAGGGTAGGAGCTACATCTTTCGATGTAACATAGGGTGTAACACTCTTTACGAGTGACTTCTTTAGTTTTGCTGGCTCAAACTCTGCCGTTTCCAAAGTTGCAGCCAACGCTTCTCCTGTAAAGGACGCAATCTTACTACTAGAACTCGCAGCAAAGGCACTCTGACCGCCTCTAAAGAAACGTGAGTCCAAAGACGTACCCAATGCGTCTAAGCTACTAGAGATAGTAGCCAATGCCTCAAGTGTAAAACTAGGCGATATAATAGTTCCTATAAACTCATGGTCTAACTCAGCCAATGACCATCGCCCAACAGCGTAGTTGTACATAATTATCTTATCAGGTGTACCAGCAGTGCTTTGATTTGATACATAACTCCACGCTACAACCTGATTAACAGGGTCTATGCTGCAACTCAATCTATCTAAGTGATGAGGTGATGAGTCATCAAAGAAAAAAGAGTCTACCTTTTCAGCCCCAATAGGTATTGATCTTTCTCCATTAAACATAAAGAAGCCATCGGACGCTAAATAAAATACCTGAGTTGGCGCAAGTGCTGATATAGAATTAGGTATATCGCACCCATGCCCTGTCTCCACCATATCAAAGGTAAAGATCAAAGGAGAGCCGACATATTGCATCCTTGCAATACCTCTCTCTAATAATACAACACCAAAGTCACCGCCCACTAAACCAGTAATGTTTCCGGCATCAGGTATGTCTTGGATATCAGCTTGATTGCTTCCTATAGTCCAACTGTCAGCATCGTTTATCTGACTCCATCGTACTCTTGATGGGTGCGTGTTAGAGCTATAATTCACATGAGCCGTAACCACAAAGTCTCTAATAACGGCAAGAAACTTAGCGTTTGGTGAGCCGGATACATTAGCAAAGGCACTTGATGACCCAAGTGTATATTTCTGCAAGGCATTACTCAAACCACTTGCTGCATAAACACTATTGCCAAACTGCACAAACTTCCACTGGTCTTTGCTTGAAAGCGTATACGCACCACTCTTCACATCATCTAATGCTGCTGTTCCAGCGTTAAACTTTAGTAGCTTTGTAGCGTTTCCGGCAAATAAATGTACTGTGCCAGCACTATCAACAGTCGCAAAGAACCCTCGCAAATAGGCATCAGCAGCTTGTGATAAGGTAGCTAGTCCTAAGAAGGGTCTGTATCCTCTTGCAGCAGCTATAACATTTGTAGCCACTGTTGCACCACTTGAGTTCAATGGGGCTTGGTCAGGTAGCCACTCTCCAAAAGGTATCATGTAGCACCAAAGTCCTGTTTCATTGTTAATGCACCACCACCAAATCGCGCCTGTTGTGTATCTCTTTTGACCTCTGTTAATGCTCTGCTAAACAACGCATCATATTGTGTGGCTCTAGGCTCATCCATTAGAAACGTATGCGCAGCAACCAAAGACCCATATAAATAACAATCTGGGTGGCGTGTTAATACTGTATTGCTTGTATTAGAGTCGGATAGGGCTGTAATGCCGTTACCAAATATTATCTCTATTGTATTCACAGAGTCAGGTATAGGACGCACATGAATATTTGTGCCTATGATTGTGTAAGACACGGGAGTGCCTTGTCCTTCAGAACTATGTGTCTTGTAAAAGGTATCAGGGGTTACAAACTCTAAAACCTTGTTTGGGTTGCTGTTAATCTTTACCACTCGTATTTCACGCAAGTCTGTAGGTAGAGCGTAGCTTTCTGTACCAGCCACAGTTGATACAGTCGTTGATGCTTCTTGTGATCGTGTATCTAACTCTCTTGACATTCTTGCTTCGGCTAATGAAATAAAGTCAGGGATATTCGTTGTTAAGTCATCCCTTGCTAGGAAATTAGCTATAGAAGTCTGTAGGTTAGAGTAGGTATCTAAACTCATGTTAATCGACCACCAGTAGTTCTAAAGTGTTTGTTCTCAGGGTTTTGTAGCCATTTTAGCCACTTCTTTTTGTTGTGCTTAAAATGACCAAACTTCTTTTGTAGTTCAAAGAATAAAGGTGCTGGTATTTCAGCTATCTTTTGTTGATGCTTTTGGGTGTTGCCTATCAACGACCCATACCGATATTCACCCTCTTGCTTCTTAGCGAAATCAAGCACAGGAGACACATCAACTTTCGTGTTGACCTGAAGACCATCAACAGTGTCCTCAATCCATGTCTCTTTACCCGTGTGTGGGTTTTTACTTAGTAATACTTTTTTCATTATATCCTCAAGAGGAGAGGGGGCTTTTACACCCCCTCCACCATTATATTTATGAAGTGTTTAGATCAAACACCGCAGCATGAGCCTTTGGCGCACGATTGATTAAGCAATATTCGGAAATAATTGCAAATTTTTGCGTATCTCCGGTAGGAGCTACATCAGACACACTAAACATTCTGCCTGGTAAGTGACCGATTGCGTAGTAGTCACTGTCTAACAGAAGTATCTCTGTGTTTGTTGCGTTTCTATCAATAACAGCGTTTAGAGTTCCGAAATCTGTCAAAAACAGAGATACAGAACCTATTATTGCTGCCTCATTTGGTGCAGTCATGTGTAACTGGTTAGTCACAACTGAACCTGAAGACAGATTACTGAAAGCCACTTTGTTAGCCGGACTTAGAACAAGCATATCTGGCTGTCCACCATCGTCATACGCTAACTTCATAGCATTTTCAATATCAGCCAACTCAAGAGCATCGTTAGTGCCTGACATTGTCGCTGCCGCTGAGCCGTTTCCATTTGCAGCGACTGCTGAATTTGACTCAAGAACAACATTGCTCATATAAGACAGAAACTTTGCTGTCTTTCTTGGGTCAGAGGTAGATTTAGCCTCATTCTTAAATAAAGACTTCTCTATATCTCTTCTTTGCTCCAGAGACTTCAAAATCTTTACATAAGCAGATTCTCTATCTCTTCCAGCAGTGTCTACAGCCTCAAGTGTGTTTGACACTTGCGCTGCTTGTGCTGCTATTTGGTGCGTATTTGAAAGCCTGACTGTCGCTGAAGGATTTACATAGCTGAAGTCAGCTCCTTCATTAACGTGGTTGTCATCGGCTGCTGCTGCTAACTCTTGGACTTGCCAATCGTGGGAAACAGCTTTGGTTACTTCTTTTTGTGCGTTGGAAAACACAGGTGTCTCATCAGGGTCAATCCTATAGATTACGTCTGACAAGTCTTCCCTCTGCCCAATCGCATTTGCGGTTGCATAGGTTGCCATTTTATTTTCTCCTAAATAGCTACTTGGTTAAAAGATATTCGACAGCAGCATCTTTACTGGCTGTCTTTTTTAGCTTTGTCCAAGCGTCTTTTCGTGCCTTGTCTGGTACATTTGTACGAGGCTTGGGCTGTCCAGCCTTCACCATCTTAGGCGCAGTAACCACTTTCTTTTTTACCACAGTCGCTTTGCTTTGTAGATTGTCGTAAAGTTGTGCTTTTCGTGCCATGTTTACTATCCTTGCATCAGTCGCGTTGTTTATATCATCAGTCGAAAAGCCCTGAGTTCGTAAATAACCGACTAATTCGCCTTTTTCTTTAGCTGCTACACCCTGATCTTTCCACGATGGGATTAGATCAAGTAGTATATCAGCTTGTTTCGCTAGTTGCTCCGACTTCACAACTTGCTGCTCC